TCGTGCCCGGAGGAGAATTCACCCGCAACCCCAAGTGGGTCAATGTCGGGCAGGCGGATGCCGCCGCCGGGCCGTTTCACCCACTGCCCGCCGTCGTCGCCGCCTGGGTCGCGTGGCTGGTGCGGGGTGAACGTGGCGGTGACCTCTTTGGGGCCGGCGGCGTCATCAGCCACCGGCTCCACCGGCTCCACCGGCACCGGGTCTGCGTTGGGGTCTTTCGGTGGCAGCCCGAACTGCTGCCGGACCGCTCCTTCGAGGACCTCGTCGGGGGTGATGACTCCGGCGTCGATGAGGGACCTGATGGCCTCTGCGGTGGCGGCTTGCCTGCTGCCGATCTCGTCGAAGACGATCCTCGGTGCGGGTTCGTCCTCGCCCCAGTTCCAGTCCACCAGGTCTTCCACCACATGCTGGGTGGCGACGTCGGCTACCTGCTGCGCCAGGGTTTGCAACGAGAGGGTGAAAAAGTCGGCGAAGGTGGTACCCAAGGCCCAACTGCCGGTCTGCGTGCCCAGGTTGAGGAAGTGGGCGAGGACGGCTCTGGCTATCTGCTCGTCGTGGTATCGGATCGCCGGATCTGCATCCGGCAATGTCCCCTCGACGCCGAGGAGTTGCATCTTCGCCTCGTTCGGGATGGCCGAACCCGCGTCCTCACCGGAGCGCCACCTCTGCGCCATGTCCGCGCCAGTCGCGATGTCCGCAGCGGTGGCGCCCGGTGGAGCCGTGTAGAGCGGGACGCCCATGCCGTTGCGCTCGATCGTCTGCGCCTGGACACGCAATAGACGGTCCTTGATCAACCAGTTTTTGTAGCAGCTGCGAAGCAGCGAGCGGCCAAGCCAGTCGCCGCCCTCCTTCTCGTTCACGTAGGCGACAAGCCGACCCACCGGGATGGCGGGCTGCCTCACGCTGTCCACCGAGTACTGCTTGATCGAGACCAGTCCGCCGTCGCGGGCGACATCGATCTCCTCGATCGTCTTGGGCATGCGGGCCGCGAGCTTGCGCAGCCGGGCCCTTCCCTCCACGATCCGCACATTCTGCTCGAAATACATATGGCCGAATGGGAGCATCAACAGCGCCTCGCGTAGGTGCTCCAGCCATGAGAACCGGTCCCGGGCTCGCGGGAGAGGCTTGGGGTCCAGTCCGACGATCGGCAGGCCCAGATCCTCGGCAACCAACTGCACAACCTCGTCGCGCGCACCTGCCGGGTCGAGCCGCCACGGCGTCCTTCGCACCGGAAGAGTCACGGCCCGCAGCACTGATGTGACCTGGGCGTCGGTTCTGCGCATCTGGTCGTAGACATAGACCGACTGCGGCCACCGCAGCTCCGGGGTCGTCTCGTCGTCGAACATCCACCAGTTCGAGCTCGTCGCCACGTTGGCCATGTGCGGCTGCGCGTAGCCGATCTCGCGGGTCGGGGCGTTCGACGGCGACGTCATCGCACCCCCTGACCTAGAATCCGGCGACTGCGAGCGGGTGACGGGAGCCGTTGGCCACCGCCATAGCCGGTGGTGGTGGTGGGGTGGGTGGCTGACCGTAGACCATCAGCCCGTGCAGGGCGTTGGTGACACCCTTCAGGCCGCAGATGTCGCCGGAAGCGTGTTTGGCGTCCCAGGCCCAGGCCTCCGCCAAAGATCGTGTCGAAGACTTGCGCAGCATCTCCAGCAGCCGGTCGTCGCCCAAATGCCGCAGCTGCCCGGTCATCGTCGCGTCGTAGATCCGGCCGCAGGCGTGCGCGATCTCCCGCATCGTCAACGCCTTCGGCTCCAGTCGCACCGGAAGACGCTCGGCAACCTCGGTGAGCATGCTCGCCTCAGGCCCGGCCGGGTCGAAAACCACCGTCATCACCGGCTGGCGGTTGCAGATCTCCCCGAAACGGCTCGGGATCCATTCGACACCTTCGCGGTATTCGACCATCTCCACGTGCGGGACCCCGTCGGAGCGGTAGCCGGCGACACAGATCGCTCCGGCGTCGCGGCGCCACGAGACCGTCCAGGTCAACACCAGCCCGCCGGCCATCTGCGAGGCCGGGTCCTTGCACTTCACCCACGCGGTCAGCGGAATCTTGGACGGGATCAGGTCCGGAACCCGCTGGCACAGACATTCGGTGCGGAAAATGGGCTCAGGGTCGGTCTCCAGCGCCGATTTCAGCGCCTCGACGCTGATCCCTTGCGGATAGCCGAGCGAAGGATTCGCCAGCCGCCACATGTCCGGGTCGTCGATCGGGCAATCATCGGGCGCCGACCATTCGAAGTAGCCCAGCGTCGCGTCCGCGTCAGGCTCACCGAGCGCGGCAGCCTGACCCTTCTCCTGCAAGTCGTTGAGCACGACACTGCGGTCATCACCCGCGTTGGAGTAGGCCCAGATCTGGGCGTTGCGCCTGGCCATGGTCGTCTTCGTGACCGCGGCCCAGGAGTCCCAGGTGTGATGTTCGCGCAGCTCGTCAAGGTTGACGTCGTCACCGGACAGGCCACGTCCACCCTTACGGGACGCCGCCGCCACCTTCCACCGAGAGCCGTTGAGCAGCTTGAGCGTCTTCTTCCCGTTGACCCGGATGACCCCGCCCTCGCGGGGAAGCTCCGCGGCCAATTCGGGGATGCTCTCGACGATCTCGACGGCCTTGTCCCACGATTCCTCGCTCACATCGAGGTTCTGTGCCGTCCCGAGGACCAAGGGGACCTGCAGGACGAACATTTTCCACAGGTTCTTGACCTCGACGATCGTGGTGTTGTGCGTCGCCACCAGGTCTCGCCCAGCCAGGAACAACCCGTCCGGCGAGCCGACTTTGATACACCGCACCGGCACCGAGTCAACCGGTTCGATGCTGGCGATGCTCACCGTCGCACGGCCCTTACCGCCGTCGGCCGCCTTGACCCTGGCCGCCTTGCACGGCAGCCGGAAAGCCGCGAACGGGTCGGTGGCGACAGGGGTCCAGCAGACGCGGTACTTCGGCCCGCAGTCACGGCCGCCGATGGTGGCGCGGCCCTCTTTTAACGTGGCACGCCAACCGAGCGACCGCGCGAGGAACAAGACGCCATCCGCTAATGCCCGGTTGGTCGAGCAGTACTCGACTTGGCCACGCTGGGCCTCAATCGTGCCGTCCGTATCGAGTAGGCCCTGCAGCAACGCTTCACGCTGGCTAGTGCCAGCGGCCAGATAGGCCTCCGGAATGTGCTTGCCCCCGAGGACCCCGAGGGTGCGGAGCATCGGCTGCATTCCGGTGCTGCCGCCGCGGCGGCCGTCGAGAGTATTGAATCGCAGTCTCCATGCGCCGGTGCGGCTATCCCTCGACTGGCTAACTACCCGATAGCCGGCAGCTTCGACCTGGGCGGTCAGGTGGCCTAGGTCGTCGTCGCCGACAGTCAGGGTCGCACTCGCGGAGTCTCCGTCGCCGAGCCATGCGCCAAGAATGTACGGATCAACGGGGAGGACGACGTCGGCCGACTTAATCGGCTCCTGTTGCGGCAGGACGAAGCGATATTCATTTGTGGCGTAGGACTTGCCGGCCGTCACGGAGGTTCGGCCGCCACCGGCATAGCGTGATATGCCCTCGGTCAGCATCTCCCGGGTCGTCAGAGTCCGCGTTTCGAAGCTGCGACGAGCATGTCCGCGCGGCCCTTTGGATTTCGAGCGGCGCTTGTCCGTGACGGTCCAGAGGTGGTCAGCGTCGGCGGTGACCGAGCGCCCATCGGTGGTCGTGGCCCGGTAGCAGTCGTGCCCAGTCTCGATGTCGCTGACGTAGGTGACGGGGGTTGTATGGCCGCCTGGATGGAAGACCTCGTCGCCGACCTGGATTTCACCCATCGTCGTCCAGCCACGGTTGGCGGTCAGGATCGGCGTGTCGCAGCTCAGAGCCTTGCCGTTCTGTCTGGCGACAAGGATCAATATGGTGCGGAACCGGAACCGGCCATCGCCGCGCAGCTCCATCGCATGGATCAGCAACCAGCGCTGCCACGGGATCAGCTCGAAGCCGAGGATCTCCTCCGCGAAATCCACCGTCGAGAAGCCCAGCGACGTGTCCGGAGTCAGCGCACACCCGCAACCGCACGGCCCGCGGCGGCCCCGCACCAGAGGTCGTGTGTAGATACGCGGCGTGGTGGACCCTACAAGCGGGTCACTTGGCCTTGTTCTTGCTGGCAGCACCGCGGATTTCGGCAAGGCGACCCCCCACCGGCTTGTCCTTGCTCATCGCCAGCCGTGCCGCCGGCGTCCCACCGAGATCCCGCAGCACGCCCTGAAGCTGTGGCCCGAGCCAGCCGACCGTCTTGGTCACGTCGCACATCGCCCGCAGCTTCTCCAGCCGCTTGTAGATCAGGTCCGAGTCGTCGCGGAGCACCGCCTCGTCCAGCACCTGCTCCAGCTCCTCCGCGCGGTCGATCGCCTTCTCGATCTCCTCCGAGATGCGCATCGCGAGCGTTTTCATCGCGCCGTCGGAGTCTTTCAGCCAATCCATGGCCTTGACTGCGTTGCGGACGGCATCGCGAAGATCCGGGGCACGCTCGCGGGGCGGCTGATCGGGGACCGCTTGCAGGCGCCGACGTGGAGGCATGACCCGTCACCGCCTGTCACCAAACTGAAGATCGAATGTCGGGATCACGTTGCGTGACAACGGATTCCGGGATTCCCGGCACACCGATGCATGAATATGCGGTGCATGCACCCC